ACGTTAGACCGATAGTAGTCAATACAGAGATGGTTGTTTTGGGCGGTAATATGCGTCTAAAGGCAATGCAGGAGGCTGGCTGGAAAGAAGTACCCGTTCAAGTGGTTGATTGGTCAGAGGAGAAGCAGAGGGAGTTCATCATCAAGGACAACGTTGGTTTCGGGGAATGGGACTGGGACGAGTTGGCGAATACTTGGGATGCTGAAGAACTAAAAGACTGGGGTCTTGACGTTTGGCAACCTGAGGAGGATTTAGACTACTCAGGAGCAAACCAAGAAATAGACGTTGATAATCTTGACGGCTTAATGACCATCAAATTAAACTACACAGAAGAGGATTATTGGAAAGTAAAAGAAGCACTTTCTAAAGTAGCCGAAACTCCTGAGCAATCCGTTTATAAACTATTGAATTTATGAGCCACAAATTTCCGTACAAATGGAATCTTGCAGACGGTTACCCAGCCAAAGGAATAGAATCGCACGGGCTTAAAGTATTCGGAACTTTTATTTGTGGTGGTGGTTCAACTATGGGTTACAAGTTAGCTGGGTTTGACCATATCGGAGGGGTTGAAATAGACCCGAAAGTTGCGGAGGTTTATAAGGTCAACCATAATCCCAAGCATTTATTTGTTGAGGATATTCGAGAGTTTAACCAAAGAAAAGAACTACCTGAAGAACTTTACAGTCTTGATATATTAGATGGCTCACCGCCTTGCTCGTCTTTCAGTATGGCTGGAAATCGAGAAAAGGATTGGGGCAAAGAAAAAGTATTCAGAGAAGGTCAGGCAAAGCAACGGCTTGATGACCTATTCTTTGACTACATAGCACTTGCAAAACGGTTACAACCGAAAGTTGTAATAGCTGAAAACGTTAAAGGGATGCTTCAAGGAAACGCTAAAGCATACGTCAAGCGAATCAAGTCAGAGTTTGAGGCTGCTGGTTATGTAGTTCAGTTGTTTCTGCTTAATGCGGCATCAATGGGAGTTCCTCAGAAACGAGAAAGAGTTTTCTTTGTATGCCAACGGAATGACTTTAGTTTTCCAAAATTGCAACTGAATTTTAATGAACGACCAATTTTTTATTCAGAATTTGCGAAAACAATAGGAAACGAACCTAAATTGACAACAGACCAACTGAAGTGGTGGAATTTATGTAAGGCTGGGGCATCATTCTCGTCAATACATCCAAAAGGGCATTGGTTCAATGCCTATAAATTAGATTGGAGCGATGTTTTCCCAACACTTACTGCAAGCGGAGGAAATGCAGAACCATTTCACCCAAACGAACCACGAAAAATTAACGAGTACGAATATTGTATAGGTGGAACATACCCCATCGACTACAACTTTAAAACTATTGAGCCAAAGTATCTGATTGGTATGTCGGTGCCTCCAGTTATGACTGCACAGATAGCGCATCAGATTTATTTACAATGGTTTAAAACAGCCGAAAAACAGCCGTGAGCAATAACAACCCAATACCGAACAATAAACCCTTCAAGAAAGGACAGAGCGGCAACCCGAAAGGTAGACCGAAGAACGTGGAAACTCTTCTGAAGGAACACTTCCTTGACGAGCATAATGTGAAGCTGTCGAAGGGTCAGGTTCAAGACATCATCAAGAACGTACTCGGAAAGTCCCGGAGCGAGTTGGTGGAGTTGGCAAAGAATGACAAGTTACCATTTTGGATTGCTCTAATAGCGAAGAAAGCGCAGAGGGACTACGAGAAGGGAAGCATCCACATTCTCGATGTGTTATTCGATAGGGTCTACGGCAAGCCGAAAGAAGAGGTAGAGCAGACGGTTAACGGAGGCAAGCCTGACAAGGTGGAAATCATAATACACAGACCTGAGAAGAAATGAAAGAGTGTTCAGTATGCCATAAAGTAGGCTTCCATAAGATGAGCTGCCCAACGCAGAAGGTAACTGTGTTCATCCCAACACTTGAAGGAGACGAAGCGGAGGAGTTCGTCCGTAAGGCAGACGAGAACGTAAGACTGATGAGACAGAGGCTCTGCAAGAACCACGTATGGCGTAAGGACTACTTAAACGGTGGTAAGAAGTGTCAGGTATGCGGCAAGGCACAGGAAGAACCAGCAAGGTCAAAAGGTGTTGAGCCTTAGACTGACGAAACCGACCAAAAAGTCAACCAATAAACTGACGTGAAAATTGAAGGAACTGGCGTATTTGATGACCTCTGGGCTGCCCTTAATGATAAATCCATTCGGGGAATTGTGCTTGAGGGTGGCTCACGTTCCTCCAAGACGTGGAGCATCTGCCAATCCATCTACCTTACAGGATTACAAGAACCGAAGAGAATCGCAATTGCGAGATTCAGGCGCACGTGGATTAAGCCAACGGTGCTGGACACCTTCAAGAAAGTACTCCAAAGCCTTGAGGTATGGGAGGATGAGGCGTTTAACAAGACCGATTTAATCTACTCCGCTCACGGCTCTACATTTGAGTTCTATGGACTTGACGATTCGCAGAAGCTGCATGGTATCGAAACAGATTACTTTTGGCTCAACGAAGCCATCGAAACGTCAAAGGATGACTTCGACCAACTGGAGCAGAGATGCAAAGGGAAATGGATTCTCGATTACAACCCATCAACAGATGAGCATTGGATTTATGATAACGTTCTCAAACGGGACGATGTGGTGCTGATTCATTCCACGATGTTGGACAACACCTTCTTAGACCAGCACATCCGCGACAAGATAAACAGTTACGAACCTACTCCATTCAATGTATCGCGCGGAACGGCAGACGAATACAAGTGGAAGGTCTATGGATTAGGGCAACGGTCAAGGCGTGAAGGTGCTATCTACGAGAATTGGCAAGAAACCAAAGACTTCCCGACCGGCTACAAGTGGAAAGCCTACGGATTGGACTTCGGGTTTACCAACGACCCGACTGCATTGGTGGAGGTGGTTTATCAAGAAGGCAAACTGTGGGTGCGCGAAATCCTCTACCAGTCAGGGCTGACCAACTCGGACATTGCCCAACGTTGCGGGCTGCAAAGGTCGGACGAAATCATAGCAGATAGTGCAGAACCAAAGAGCATCGAGGAACTAAGAAGAGCAGGGTTCAGAATCCGACCGGTTGCCAAAGGTCAGGACAGCGTAAGGTCAGGAATTGACAAACTCAAGAGCGTTCAAATAATGGTACATCAAGACTCGGTTAACGTTATCCGCGAACTCCGTAACTACGCTTGGAAGAGGGACTACAAGACCAACCAAGTAACCAACGAACCTGAGGACGACAACAACCACGCTCTTGATGCTCTGAGGTACGTGGCGATGGAGAAACTGAAAGCCAATGCTGGGGTGTACACTATCAGATAGACACAAAAACACAAAACTGCTATTTATTATTGAGATGCTTGAAAGACTGAACAAAATATGGCGGATGCAAGAGGCTTACGCTGACTATCCGAAAGCCGCAAGCGAGAACGCCAAAGCCGCTCTTAACTGGGCGGACAAATACGGATGGGGAGGTTGCGGAACTGCCGTAGGAAAGGCAAGGGCAAACCAACTGGCAAAGGGTGAACCGTTGTCTGTTGAAACCATCGAAAGGATGGCGGCATTCATTCGCCACAAGCGTAACTCCAACCGTAAACTGGGCGAAGGTTGCGGAAGGTTGATGTGGTTAGCATGGGGAGGCGATGAGGGCATCGAGTGGGCAATCAGAAAAGTAGAATCATTCAAATGACCATATCATTACCAGCAGACTGGAACGAGGTGAGCATCGCGCAGTTCCAAGCCATTCAAGAAATCTTCGATGCAAAGGCAGATGACTACTCTACCAACGTGGCACTCATCTCCATATTGTCGGGTGAGGACATAGACCGAATCCAATCGTTGAGTCTGAAGAGTTACGCCAATGTTCTCAAAGTCCTTGACTTCCTAAAGACCCCGATTCGTGGTGAAGTTCAGAAGGTTATCAAAGTGAACGGCAAACCATACGATGTAATCACAGACGTGTACAAGTTGAACGGTGGGCAATACATCACGCTGATGCACATCCTAAAAAGCGAAAACACCATCAAGCAACTTCACGAGGTGATGGCTATCTTCTGCGTGCCAAGAGTTCGGACGTGGTACGGGTGGAAACGTGGCAAGTATCAACCTGACAAGCACCAAGAGGTAGCGAAGGAAATGCTCTCGGCTACAATGGACATGGTGCATCCGCTGTCCGCTTTTTTTTTCACCAGTTATCTCAAATCCGTCGAACGTATATTGGAATCTTCGGTGAAATCAGCGATGAGAATCAAACGACAGGCGGAGAAACGGTTAGCACGTATCAAACAAAATACGGATGGTTAGACCTTGTGAACAACCTATCGAACAACGATGCGACCAAATGGGGTTACTTCTTTGGGCTTCCGTTACGGGAGTTTCTGAACCTCATCTCCTTTCAAAAGGCAAAGCAACTGAACGACTATCATAATCAAAAGAAGAATGGCGTTAGATAAGTTGATTGATGTTCTGAACCAGTTCCAAAAGAGGTACGCCGATGCACTTGGTACGTCATTGGCTGGCGGTTCTACTCAAGGTGGCGGAGAGGCTCAAGGTCACGTTGCTTCGGGTAAACTTGGAAAATCGCTTGGCGTGTCCAAACAACCGAAGGTGAAGTTGTTCGGGCAGGTCTATCGGATGCAGATTTCGATGCTTGATTATGGCTTCAATTTGGACGAGGGCAGACCAGCGGGAAAGTGGACGCCATCGAGCGCGTTATTTGAATGGTTGAAATACCCGAACGTAAGGTCTAAGTTCGGAGCTGACAAGGCAATGGACGACAAGAAACGTAAGTCGTTGGCATTCGTCATCGCTCGGTCACATTATAGAAAGGGCGTAACGGCAAAGCATTGGATTGACCCAGCACTCGACAGCGTAACACCTGACCTATACCCAGCCATTGCGGATGCGGTTGAAGGTGATTTGCTTTTAACAATT